CCCCCCAATCCGCTATTCTTCGTAGGTGGTCTTTTTATTCTCTGACCGTTCAACCTTAATACTTTCTTTCGCCATTTTAGAAACCTTTGCTTTTATGCCATGCCCCACATCAACGGTAATCCCTTTCATGTGCTTATCCTCGATTGCATCAACGGTTGCAATTAAAAGATTAACCACATCTTCTGCAACGGGCTTTTCTGCACCGCTGCCGAATAATTCATTTATTCTTTTCTTTGCCTTGTCCTTTCTCTCTTTTGCTTTGGCGTATGCTTGTGCTTGCTCACATTCGCACTCACATGTTACCAAAAGGAACATGAACCCGTTTTATCTACTTTTGCACTCATACTTTTATCCTCGCTTTCTTTCCTACTTCGTAGGCTTTCATAGCAACCGTTAATACTGCTGCCGACTGCTCCACGGTCAATTCATTGCCTTTTACCATTCCGCCCAATGTGGCGTTGATAATCTCCAATGTATCTTCCATACTCTCAATCTTTTTATTTCCCGTCTGACCGCATGAAAGATTTATAATTGCTTGCTTTATTTCTCTCTTTTCCGGGTGTTCGCTTAAAATCTCGTTTATTATTCTTTCTTCTCTTCCCGGATTAAAATTCTTACACCCTCTGCACTCTTCCCGGCTAAACATTCGTGACGGTAAATTGATACCGTCACACTTTCCGTTAATCCACGGTGTATTTACACACGCTTTCTTTGGCATCCGTCCCGGTTCTGTGAGATATGCCAATATCTCTTCCCCGGCTTCCTCTGCCCCATAGCACACCGCCGTTTTATAGCCTTGTGCATTAAGCATTGCCATATACTCTTCCTGGGCTTTGGTTGCCTTATTCTTTCCAAACTTCAATTCGATATACAACCCGTGAAAGCCGTTATTTGCAACGGGTAGGCATATATCCGGCACGCCGCTTTTAAGTCCGGCCGCCTTTAATATTCCGCCATTGCTCCTTTTGCCCTCGTTTGGCACATGGTACATCAACGCCAATTCCGGCAATATGCTTTCTGTCCGCTTCGCCCAATTGAAAAGGGCTATTTGCTCCGTTGTTTCGCTTCTCTTCATGTTCTGCATACTCATGTTTCATATTCCGCCTTTTCTTTCCTGTATTTGCAGTAATGCCACACGCAATTTACCTTGTATTGATTTTCGTTGTATTTCTCGCTTGCACACGTTCCGTTGTTCCTGGAATAAATACACCTTTTGCAATAATCCGGGTGCGTGGGGAATAATATAATTTTCCCCATACCCGTTTAATCTTCCTCTAAGGCGTATTCACGCTTGCGGCGTTTGCAATCTTCCAACATCCGTTCCAAAATGCCTGTTTCCTCTTCGGAAAGATAGATATAATATTTTTCAAGCATTTTTACGGCGTGTAATTTCTTGGCATTTGCCTTTTCTTCCTCGGATGTGTCGGTATCTGACACATTTTGTTCTTTGGCTATGTCCTCGGCGGTCTTACGCTTCTTTTTCTTCTCTTCTGACATCTGTTTTATCTCTTCGCTCTTTATATCCGCCCCGGCTTCAACTGCTGCCGCAACTTCTTTTTGTGCATCCTCGGATAATCTACTTGTTTCATAGGCACTTGTAATTTTCATATTGCCTTTTTCAAACTGCTCTTTTACCTCTTCCGTGGCATTGTTGTTAATTGCTTCCAACTGTGCAATCTTGGTTGGTTTCTCCCCCAGGACTGCCGCCACATAATCCCTAACCCTTTTTCCCTCTTCCAGGACTAACAATTTTTCCTTTCTCGCCTGGGTCAATACCTCTTTCCAATCCGCCGCCTGGTTCATTAAATCGTAATCGGTCATTTTTCGGTTAAAGGTATTGCCGATTAGCAAGGATAATCTAAATTGCGTTTCCGTCATGTCCTTAAAGCGGCACGGGATGTTCTGCGTAATCTCCGTGTGTCCCTCGTTCTGCAAAATAACAAGGGCTTCACGCCGTCTATGTCCACCGGAAAGAAGATACTCCCCGTTTACCCGACCAATGATTAACGGCTCTTGCAATCCGTCCATAAGAATTGATGTTGCCAATTCTTCCAAATCGTCCATGCTATAACGGTTGTGCTTCGTAACTTTGATTTCGTCCAGGTTAAGGGTTATTGCTTCGTAGTTGTCTACGCCCTCAACTGCTGCCCTGGTTGCTCCGTTCATAAGGTCCATAATATTAAAGCCCATGTTATCCCCTCTCTTTCTGCTCTGCTGCCATGTGTGGTTTATTCATGTATTCCAGGATGAAATTTTTATATCCTTGTGCCGCTCCGCTTCTCACGCAATAGGCTATTGGCGTTTTGTGGTAAAATGTACTGTCTTTTACTTTCTTGGAATGGCGTATGATTGTATTAAATACGGGCAATCCGCTTTTTTCTCTCAACCATGTTTCCGCCGCTTCGCTTGTGTCTGATTTCTCATAGTCCGTAATAAGCACCCCGGCAATGTGGGCTTTGCGGTTCAACTGCCTAACATTGTTTACCTGGTCCACCAATTCTTCCAATCCGTCCAGGGAATAGCAATCTAAATTCACGGGTATAACAATTTCATCCGCTGCCACAAGGGCGTTTATTACATTCATGCCTAAATCCGGGGCGTTGTCTATGATGCAGTAATCATAATTTCCAAATGGCGGCGTATTTTTTAATTCTTCAAATGCCCGGCGGTATCTGTCATGTTGTGGCGTTTCCGTGTCCGCCTTAATCTCCAATTCCGCCAACTCCATAAAATAATTGCATGGTACAATGTCCAAATTCTCAATTTTCGTGTGTCTTATTGTGTTTCCCCGGAA